AAAGATCATTCTTAAAAAGATCATTCTTAAAAAGATCATTCTTAAAAAGATCATTCTTAAAAAGATCATTCTTAAAAAGATCATTCTTAAAAAGATCATTCTTAAAAAGATCATTCTTAAAAAGATCTTTCTGTGAAAAAGATCTTTCTGTGAAAAAGATCATTCTTAAAAAGATCTTTCTGTGAAAAAGATCTTTCTGTGAAAAAGATCATTCTTAAAAAGATCTTTCTGTGAAAAAGATCTTTCTGTGAAAAAGATCATTCTTAAAAAGATCTTTCTGAAAAAGTGATCACTCTTAAAAAGATCTCTCTGTAAAAAGATCTTTCTGTGAAAAAGAACACTCTTAAAAAGATCTTCTTGTGAAAAAAGATCACTCTTAAATATTTTTTTAAAATATAAAAATCTTTTTAAAATATAAAATTATCTTAATAAAATATTTTTTAAAATATAAAAATCTTTTTAAATCTTAAAAAAGATCATTCTTAAAAAGATCATTCTTAAAAAGATCATTCTTAAAAAGATCATTCTTAAAAAGATCATTCTTAAAAAGATCATTCTTAAAAAGATCTTTCTGAAAAAGTGATCACTCTTAAAAAGATCTCTCTGTAAAAAGATCTTTCTGTGAAAAAGAACACTCTTAAAAAGATCTTTCTGTAAAAAAGATCACTCTTAAATATTTTTTTAAAATATAAAAATCTTTTTAAAATATAAAATTCTTTTTATAAAATATTTTTAAAATATAAAAATCTTTTTAGTTCTTAAAAAAAATATCTCTGTAAAAATATTCTTAATTGTAAGTGATCTCTTTTTATTTACAAAGATCTTTCTGTGAAAAAGATCACTCTTAAAAACCTTCTTAATTGTAAGTGATCTCTCTTTATTTACAAAAATCATTTTTAATAAATATTTTTAAAATATAAAATTCTTTTTAAAATATAAAATAATTTTGTATTCCTTTGTTAAATACTTAAAAAAAATGATTATTTACATATATAAATTATGATGCAGACACTTAAATTAAAATCAATTATTATTGATGAATGTAATTGTAATAATTGTAGTATATGTAATTTAAAAAAAACTGATAATTATTACGAATATAGTGGTGAATTAAATAGTAATAATAGACCACATGGTTTTGGAACAGGTATATTTAATAGTTTTAAATATTGTGGTGAATGGAAAGATGGACTGCAATGTGGAAAGGGTATTAAAATAATTAATTCTGATAAAAAAAATTTATCATTTAAATTTGATGGTTATTTTGATGGGTGTTACTGTAATGGATATGGTATCTTGTATATTAATAATAAATTATATTATAAGGGTAATTTTCATAAAAATAAATTTAATGATGATAATGGAAAATTATATCATTTAGAAAATGGTAATGTAAAATATGAAGGTAAATTTAAAGATAATCAATATAATGGATATGGTAAATTATTTAATTTAAATGGTGAAATAATATATACTGGTGAATTTATTAATAATTTGAAACATGGTAAAGGAAAATTATATGAAAATAGTTTTTCTAAATATATTCCTAAATATGAAGGAGATTGGTTTGAAGATAAATTCCATGGCTTTGGTTATTATAAATATGATGACAATAAATCTTTTTATAAAGGTAATTATAAAAATAACTTAAAACATGGTAATGGTAATTTAGTTATTGATAATATTAATTATAATGGTTCTTTCATTGATGATAATAAAGATGGTGAAGGAATACAAATTATTACTTATAATAAAAAAACTGAAAGATATGAAGGTGAATTTAAAAAAAATAATTATGATGGTCATGGAACTATTAAATACATTAATAATGATACATATGATGGTAAATTTAAAGATGGTAAAAAAAATGGTTTAGGTACATATAGATGTTCTAGAACAAGAGTTACATATACATGTAATTGGTATAATGATTATAAAGATGGTGAAGGTATTATGAATGAAACTGATATTAAATTCAAATGTCTTTGGAAAAATGATAAAATTATATCTAAAAAAAGACAAAATTATACTAAAGAATCTACAATTGATATTACTTGTCCAATATCATTAGAAAAAATGGAATATCCAGTTATAGCAAGTGATGGTCATTCCTATGATAAAAGTAGTTTAGAAAAATTATTTAAAAAAAATCGTATTGCACATAGTCCAATTACCAGAGAAAAATTAGATAAAAATATTATGATTGATAATTTAACTTTAAAAAAAATTATTACAAATACGTAAATTTCTTAAAATTTATTTTACATATAGATATAAGCATGATAGATAAACTTATTGAACCTACTATTAAATATATTAAAGATAAATCTAAAATTTCTTTAAATAAACAACAAACCATTAATTTAATTAATAAAACTATCCAACAATTAGATTTTACAAATAAAACACAACTTAATAAAGATGAACAAAAACTTGTATTATCCACAAGTTTAACCATTATAGAAAAAGAAAATAGTCTTGAATATATTTTGGAAAATTTAGAAAATGAAAGAAATCAACCAGTTATTGATATACTGGAAGATGATTTTAATATTAATGAAAATCAAATTGATAGAAATGATTTAAAAATTAATTTTCAAGAAAAACAACCAGTTACACTTAATATTCCTAATAAAAAATTTAAAACATTATTAATACAATCGACAACTACTAATTTTAATTATCAATTTCCACAAAATACAAAAATTATACCACATAAAATTATTACTAAAAGTAATTCTAATATTATTACATTAACTTTAAATAATAACTATATATGTCATTTTTATAAAAATGATGATTTATATCATACTATAGATGATATTGATTTCTTTGTTAATAATACAAATAAAACTAATATTAAATTATCAAATTTAAATAATACACAATTTTATAAAATTAATGAATTATATAAATTTGATGATAATCATTATAAAATTATTTTAGATAATCCAAATAATAAAAAAAGTGATATTAAAATATATAATAATTTTAATAATTTATTTTATAATTTTTATTATATAACTGATGATTTGTATATTACAGAAAATGATATTGATTTAAATATTGAACTACATAAATTTAAAGCTATATTTTCTACAGAGTTAATTTATATTATATGTAAATATCAATTATTATAATACTAATATAAATAATGCTGTAAATATAAAAATTATTGATGATATTATTTCTATTCTATGTAACATTGTTATTTTATCATCATCGTCATTTACTTGTAATACATCAATACTATTTGATAATATTAATACCACAACATAAAACATAAATACTATAAATAAATGAATTATTATTAAATCCATATTAAAATCTGTATTTAAATAATTTAATAAAACTTTTGCCTTATAACCAGTAAATTTATTTAATATAACTACTGCTAAAATCATAAGAAATATATATATTCCTATATAAATTGCAATTACATATACTAAATTTGTTACATAATCATTCATTATAAAAAATTCTATTAACGATGTTGCTATAATATGAAGTAATAATATAAAAAATATAAAACTAAATTTATCATTCATATTAATTTTGAATATTTCAATCAAATTTAAACCATATGAATCTATTTTATCTATAAAATAACTATCTATTTTTAATTTTTCATCCAAATTTTTTGCTTTTTGGATTTTTTTTTCATAATCATCTAGAATACTTTCAATTAAACTATTATTTACTTTAGTTTTAGAACTTTCTATTTTAACTCTATTTTGACTTAGAACCTCTATTGAATTTTTATTTTGAACTGGATTGGAAGGTTTATTCTGATCTTTTGAATCTTCATTTTCTTGTATTTCATTATTAATGTCTTCTATAGTATTCTCTATATTTTCCATAAAATTTTTTAATACATTTTTTAATGTTTCAATTGACTCTTCAAATTCGTTTTGGGTAGTAGAGATTTTTTCTTTTAAGTCTTCTTTTTTATTAAGATAATCATTTATGGATTTTTTAAAATTGTCATATTTTATTTTTAACGTTACATTTTGCTTTTTTAGGTTGGTTAAATCATCACTTAAATTATTTTTTATTTTACTTAACTTAGTATAATACTCCCCCCTTTCAATTTTATTTAAGTATCTTTCATAACTATTTATTAATGTATTTAAAGTATTAAGAAATACTTTTAAAGTACTATTATTTTCTTGCTCATTAATAATATCTAATATAGGAGAACTATCCAATTCACTTTTAATTTTATTAACTTCTGTATTATAATAGTATAGTAATTCAAATATATTATTTAATATTCGAAGTTTTTCATTATTATTTAAATCAAAACGACCACCACCACTCATTTTAAGTGGATATAAAATACTGTTTATTTCAAAAGTTTTATTCTTAATATTACTGATTGCTTTTTGCACTTTTTCTAAAATATATTCTTTATCTTTTAATGATTTAAAGATTGGTTCATAAATACTACTTATAACTTTACCATCATTTAAAATATCTACTGTATTTTTTGTAGTATCTACTTTTTTTAATACTTTTTCATGTGATACTTCCATTTATTTATAAATTGATAAGAAAAAATCATTTAAAAAGAAAAGCCATTATAGCTAATACTATCCAAATTACACTAGATAAATTTGTTATAAATTTATATAAATTTCTTTTTTTTGTATCATTTATATTTTTATATGTACTTGGTTCGCTATCAGTTACACGTATTATAAATGGTATTACTAAAATTAATCCTAATAATCCGATATGTATTATAAATCTTGTATAATTTTTACTATCAACTCTATTATAAAAATAATACAATAATCCTTTTGTATCATTCATTTTACCATCTGAAATATTTACAAATGCAAAAATTAAACCAAAACAAAATAAATATATGAAAATATATCCTACAATTACACTTTCATTATCTTTAAACATTTCAATTTCTATAAACCACATCACTATATATAATGCAATTACACGAATTATATATATAACTGCAATAAATATATATATATCTTGATTTGTTATTTCTGTTTGAACTATAAAATCTTTATTTTTTATTTGATAAATTTTCTTACGTAATTGAGAAATATTTAGATTATTTATATTTTTAAAATCTAATTCTTTAAGAACTGATATATCTTCATTACTTAAAGCATTCACTTTTTTATCACCTTCATCACCATCTTTTTTATCTAATTGTCTTCTTTCATTTGCAAATTCTAAATCAATTTCATGTAATCTTTTGTGAAATTTATTTTCACCACCAGTTTGGGGATTATTTGTTTTGTCTATTTTTTTTACTAATTCATTAGAAATAGTCTTTATTTTATTATTATTAGTATATTCTGTTGTTATTTTTAAGAAATAACTAATAATTTTTAAACAAATATTTTTTAATTTATGTGTTACTGAATAAAATTTTTTTAATAGTAATTTTACGGTTTCTAATTGTGATGCTTTTTCTGGTTGTTCTTGAATTTTAGTTATAACTTTTTTTATAGTTTCTTCTATAGTTTTTTTAATATTTTCTTCTTGTTCTTGTTCTTGTTCTTGTTCTTGTTCTTGTTCTTGTTCTTGTTCTTGTTCTTGTTCTTGTTCTTGTTCTTGTTCTTGTTCTTGTTCTTGTTCTTGTTCTTGTTCTTGTTCTTGTTCTTGT